ATATTTACCTGAGGCACAAATATTGGTGTTGGCCTGGTGATGGGTCTGTGATAAATATTACCGGAAAAAAGGTTTGTGTTTTGGTAATCCGAGAGGAAAGGAAACGTTACTTAAAACGAAAGGAGTGGGGTCATGCAACGGGCGAAGAGAATTGCAGTGCGGAAAATGAGGAGCATATTTCCTGAAATCAAAAAAGTTAAAATGGAAATCAACGGGCATAAAGTCACGGTTGTTCGTAAGAAAAATAAAATTGAGGTGATGGAAGGGTATCAAGATGCTGGTGTCGTCTAATACCGTTGGGATAGCGATCTTGAAAATGCTAGGAATTGATGGGAATTGATGTTGAGAATGTTGCTAAGGCTAATATTGAAATTTGCACAAATGAACCGATAAGAATTAAAGTAGAGCATTTTGGTGTTGTCGGTGAAAGTGAACTGAAAAGAGAAGAGAAGTTGCTATGGCTATGGTGAGGAAAGAGATTAATGAGTATTCTTTGAAAAAGGATGTTATTTGTGGGGCGGGGGCATGTGAGAGTTTTATAGATGATGTTGTTCTTCCACTCGCTACTATAAAAACAGATTTAGCAGATGAGTAATAAGGAATTCATGGTTTATGGTTGTCCGGGTGGGGGGAAGACTACTTACACCGCCAGGCAGGCAAAACGAGCCGCTCAGAAATTTGGAAGCGACAAGGTTATCATTTGCAGCTTGACTAAGGCTGCGGCTTCTGAGGCGGCTGGTCGGGATACGGCGCTCAATCCTCAGAATATTGGGACTCTTCATTCTTTTTGTTACCGAGCGCTGGGTTCTCCTCAGCTTGCCGAGACAAAAGAAAACATCTCTTCCTGGAATGAGCTTCATAAAAATTTAAAAATTACTGCGGTATCGGTAAACGATGAAAGCATTGAAGCGGCGCAATCGTTTGGAGCTGGTGGCGATAAATATCTTTCATTGGTGAATCTTCTCAGGGCTAAGCTTGTTCCGGAAGAAAATTGGCCTCAGCCGACAAGGAAATTTTATAAGAAGTGGTGTGATTGGAAAAATGAGAGCGGGTTGCTTGATTTTGCTGATTTGATAGATTATGGCCGATCAGATATGTTGTTTCCTCCAGGACGGCCCAAGGTTATCTTTATTGATGAGGCTCAGGATATCTCAGCGGCTGAACTTGATTTGCTGAAGGGTTGGGTGTCTCATACTGAGCAGGTTGTTTATGTAGGGGACAGTGATCAGAGTTTATATGATTGGCGCGGGGCTTCTCCGGAAGTTATGGATATCTCCAGGTTCGATCCGAAGAATGTAAAAAAGCTCAGCCAATCTTTCAGGGTTCCGCGAGCGGTGCGTAATCATGCGCTTGAGTTGATTCGGAAAACCAAGAGAAATGAGCTTGATTATGAACCAGTTGATCGTGAAGGTGAAGTTGTTCGTACCTCGGCCACGTATAGAACGATAATGAAGTTGGAGCCTATATTAAGGGACAATACAAAGAAAACCATGATTCTTTGTACCTGTGGATATATGGTTGAAGTTGTCGTTCGACAGTTAAGAAAGGAAGGGATTCCCTTTTATAATCCTTATGTAAAAAGATGGAATCCTCTTTCGTCACCCGGGGTTTCATCTGCTGAAAGATTATCGCTGTATCTTATTCCTTCCAAAGAATACAATAAAAATCCTCGATTTTGGAATGTCAAAGAGTTTAAGGAAGTGGTAAAAAATATGACGGTCGTGGATACAATGGTAAGGGGAGCAAAAAAAATAATTGAAACATGGTCTGATGATTTAAGCGATGATGAATTGGCTTATAAATTAAGGGAAGTATTTCTTGATTCAGCGTTGTATGAATTTTTGCAGTTCAACCCTGAGTGGTGGGCGTTGCATCATCTTAAGGCAAGGCAGGCGGCAATGAATTTCCCTTTGAAAATTTTGAAGCATAGTGGGTATGATATGTTGGACACTGAACCGTCGGTGATTGTTGGGACAATCCATAGTGTTAAGGGCGGAGAGGCGGACAATGTAATAGTCTTTCCGGATTTATCTTTAAAGGGTGGATTGCAATACGGTAAAAGCGGCTTTGTTAATCGTGATGCAATTTTAAGAATGTTTTATGTTGCGTTTACCCGGGCAAAAGATAAATTAATTTTAGGATCTCCGATGGTTGATTTTGCAAATGGGAAGAGTAATTATGTGAAAGAGGTGTACGATGGTATCCAGTAAAAGTAAAGAGCCAAAAGAAAAAACCATTCAGGGTTCAATTATGCGCTGGTTAAGAAAGCAGGAACATGTGTGGTGTGATTGTTATCATGGTAGTCCGATGTCACAGGCTGGGGTTCCGGATATCCAGGTTATATATGATGGGAGAGTGTTATGGTTGGAAGTGAAACGTCCGTCTGGAAAAGTTACCCTTATACAGAAAGCTGTGCATGATAAGCTTAGAAGGGCAGGGTCAATAGTCCATGTTGTTCGAAGTTTGGAAGAAGCTCAGCGAGCGTTTGCTAATTTTGTTTTAAGGATAACAGAAAAAGAATAAGTTTATCCAAAAGAGAGGCGGGGGTTAATCCCCGCCTTCTTTTTTGCTATTTTTTGTCAATATTAATCTCTTCTTTTTTCTTGTTGGTTTCTTCCTCTTTTTTCGGAGGAACCGCGTTGTCGATTTCGTCAATGATTTCATTTACAATTTCATCTCCTAGTTCTGGGAGTGTTTGGCGAGCGATGCTCTTTTGGATTTCTTTTCCGTACCTTTCACTTTGGACATTTGCCATTGAGGTGATATAGTTTTCCAGGTTCTGGCTTAGATCGTCAACGCTGAAATCAGTGGGGCGTTTGACTGAAATATCTTTAAAGATATCTTCACTACCTTGCCATTTGAGCCAGAATCGGATGATTTGTTGTTCGGCTTCGTTGAGATTTGATGTTTTTTTGCTGAGAACTCTAGTGAGTTGGGCGAACTCATATCGAAGAGCAACTCCCGATCTTACCTGATCACTTTTTTCATGGGCATGCATTCCGGATAGATGGGCTATTTGATATATTTCTGAAATTTTTTTCCCAACCCATGTGAGAATAGCGTCGATTGGATCTTTGATTGCCGATTCAAGCCAGTCTGGTTTGGCTTCGGGGGTTGATGGATCAAATTCCAGAACTCCTCTCGGGCCGATGATATCGGTTTTTGTTTTACCGGCATCATCGTCTTTTTCCATTGGGGCTCTGAGCATGGGGAATCCGGCAAATTTAATTACTTCATCTCCACAGCTTATATTCCGGATTAAAGAAGCATTAATGTAGGCTATTTCTTTAAGGTCAGAAATCCCCATGTATGGGTAGGTGTTGTCTTTAATATTTTTCATCCAGACAAAAGGGATTTCTCCGATAGGATTCACCCCATACCCAACTTTGGACGGGGTATCGTTCTCCAGTACCCATCGTTCCCAGTGCGATTGGTACCATACAAGAATATCACCTTCAAAATCTCGTAGTTTTAAATATGTGAGGGTTGGCTTGCCGGTTTTTATGTCGCGTTCAAATTTCCAATCGAGGATGTTGGGGGGGGTATACGCGCAAAGATAAGGATAAATTCCGTTTGCTATTGCTTGTTCGCGATTGGTGATATCTGTTTGAGGTTTGTCAACCAGGATCCCAATATGTCCGAATATCCCGGCCAGTTTTTGGCAGTCATTTATCCAGACAGAAAAATCTGCACCGTACAGGTCACAATCCATGGTAAACATTTTGTAGAGTTCATCGTCGCTCAGTTTCCCGAGTTCTCTGGCTGGATTTTTTTCGGTAAGATAGTAAGAGAATAAATCAATAACGATAGCGGAGTAATTAAAATTTACTCCTTCTTTTACTCGTTGGTTCCAGTTGGTTGCACTTTCTCTGGGATGCTGATCCAAAGCTTTTTTGATAAAATCCATTCCTCCGTTGTATGCTAAATCATAGAATTTCCAGTTTGCTATTCTTTCATCATAGGCGGGGTGGGTTGCGTAGAGGTCTTCTTTTTTGGTGAAATCTTTTACTTTCATGATCGTCTCCTATTTCCAGAATAGCGGGGTTTTGCTTCGTTTATATCGAGGCTTTTTAAAATGATCCAGGGCCTGGGATGTCGAGTCTACCTGATCATCATTTTTCCCTACAGGGAATTGAGCCATTTCAGTTATGTAGTCGTGTAGCCATGGGGCTGTCTCTGGTATCCATACTCGTCCTGACTCTATTAACCCGGAACAGCCAGCCATTCTGCTGACTTTATCAATCGTTGGGTTTATTTCTTTAACCGGGATTTGAGTTTCAGCGTTTAGGTCTTGGATAAGCGCGGAGCCGCTCCCTTTGTTTTCAATTAAGACAATTCTTGGGAGATAATCTTCGTACAAGGCTACGGCTTCTTTTTTTATTGCAGGGTACTCGGCTCTTTTTCTCCACACATGGAGAAGAAAGAGGTCAGTTTTTGTAGCTCCCCAGGTAGTGCATACTGATGGATCGTGCAGTGTGCTGGCTTTATACGATGTGTCCCAGGACTGATACACGTAATCAAATTCTTGGGGTGCTTTTTTGTATGTTTTAAACCATTCTACCTTGATGATTGTTCCTGTTGCTCCGAACGGATTTTGTTGGTATTGGGCGCTGAATTCTCTGGCTCCGATTGCTTCTTTTCTTTCGGCTAAAGCTTTTTCATCCATCCATTCAGGCCATAGAGCTTCACCTTCTTTACGTCCTATAAGGTCTGTTTTTTCATTTTCGCAGATAGCGGGGATGGATATAACAGTCCAGTTTTTCCCATGTTCACGGATAATGAATCCGGTGATATCATCAGCATGCCACCGAGTTGATAATAACAAAATCTTCCCACCGGGCATAAGTCTGGTCATCGCCGTTCCCTGGAACCACTCGATGATTTTTCTACGAGACATTTCGCTTTCTGCATCTTCTCTTGATTTGACAACATCGTCAAGAAGGAGAACGTGCGCTCCGCGGCCGGTGAGTGCTCCGCCTACGCCAACCGAAAAGAGATTCCCACCACGAGTGGTTGTCAGTTTATTTTTACTCTTTGAGTCTTTAGATACGCGGCAGTCTTTGAAAATATGAAGATGATTTTCGGAGTCGACGAGACGTTTGATCACGAGCCCTGTATCCCCAGCACGCTCATGTGAATATGTGGTGTAGATAATTTGGTGCGATGGGTTGCGTCCCATATACCAGGCGATGAAGTTTTCTGCGGCAAGCATTGTTTTTGTATGCCGCGGGGGAAGGTTAATGATTAACCTGGTAATTTTCCCTTTTTCTAATGCTTCTAAATAAGAGGCGATTAAGATGTGATGTTTACTGATCATGAATTTTGGGTACTGCATACTGCAGTAAGCCAAAAGAACTCCGTAGGGAAGAACGTTAGGAGATACTTGGGCCTGGGCCGCTGAATTATTGAGATACATTGATGGCTTTATCCTCGTCTGTGCGTTCTTCTTCGTTTGCAATTATTGTGATTGGAGGTGCTGTTAACGATAATTTTGCAGCGTTGACCATAGCATCCTGTGTTTCTTTTGATTGTAATTCGACAGGGGCTTCGGTTCCGTCTCGGCCGCCTTCGGTGTATCCACGTTTCTTTCCTTTTGTTTTAAGAAAGAACATAACCATTAAAGCGGCGACCCTGTCGTCGGCTTCCATAAGTTTGAACATTCTTCCTTCAGCAAAATCAATTGCTTGATCGGTGCATCGTTCCATGGAGCTGGCGAAGTCGGGATAAGTATTTCGCCATCGTGAAACAGTTGAATGTTTTACTCCAATAACTTCGGCTGCATCTTTTACGTTCCAGCCTACTTGAGGATAAACTTCTAAAAATGCGTTCATTTTTGCGATTGATTCTGGTCGCGGGATAGGGGCGTAACCTGTTTTTTTGGCTTTAGAGAAATCAACCAGGGCACTTTCTTTTGTTCCAGCGGTCTTATTAGTCATGTCCTCAATTTCAAAAATAAGCGCTGATTCTACTTGGTCCATGGCTTCGGTGAATATTTCATCTTTTTTACGCCATGCATTTATTTTATCGGGGGAGAGACTGAGGATACGGCAGGCTGCTATTTTATTTCCCATTTGGTCATGATAGCAATGAAGAAATTCTCGTTTGCGCAACTCTTCGGTTGTCAGGTCCATTTAAACCTCTTAAGAAATAATAAAATATTTTCACATTATGCTTGACGTATATAAAGTAATGTGTTATCTCTATATAAATATATAGAGATAACTTCGAAAAGTCAACTGATAAGCGTGAGATGGAAATCTCGAAAAAAGAATGATAATTGATGAGTGGGATGGAAATCCTTCCGGAAAGAGGTGGAAACCTTATGAAGTTGAAGCTTGATGAAAACGGGAATGTTGTTGTTGATGATGAAAATCCGGTATATGTTTACGATGATGGGAAGGAAGTCCCGTTTGATGCCGCGAAATCATTAGCAAAGATCAAGGATTTGCAGGGAGAAGCTAAAGCACATCGTTTGAAGGCTGAGGAGGCTGTCGGAAAATTAAAAGTTTTTGCTGATATTGATGATCCGGCTAAAGCGCTTGAGGCTTTAAACATTGTTAAGAATCTGGACGGGAAAAAACTCATCGATGCTGGTGAGGTTGAAACCTTAAAACAACAGATTATTGACTCGGCCAAAGATGAGAGGGATAGGATGGTGGCTAGTTTTGCAGAGGAACGGGATGCCCTGACTGCTCAGATTGGAACTAAGGATAGTACAATATTTGATTTGATTGTTCGTTCCAAGTTTTATGAGAGTCCTTATTTCGCTGGAGAAAAGCCTAAAACTCTTTTACCTCCAGACATGGCTGCTGATTACTTTAGCAAGTATTTTAAAGTTGAAGGGGACGAAGGGCGTCCGATTGTCGTCGGTTATCTCAACGGGGAGAAAATTTTGTCTCGTAAGAATATCGGTGAACCTGCAGATTTCCATGAAGCAATTTCCGAGATCATCGAGAAATACCCATCGAAAGACCGGATTATGCGCGACACGGCCGGAGGGTCTGGCGCTCATGGGAATGCAGGTGGTGGAAGTTCTGGGTCCAGCATCTCCCGGTCTCAATTTGAAAAGAAAAGTCCGGCTGACCAGTCTTCGTTCATAAAGGAGGGTGGAACAGTCAGTGACTGAGGAGATGTAAAATGGCGAATACTCTTACTGGCTTAATTCCCGTAATGTATGAAGGGCTTGATATTGTTTCACGCGAAATGTGTGGATTGTGTCGGGCATGTTCTCTTGATTCCTCTGCCGAGTCTGCGGCAATAGACCAAATCGTTCGATCTCCGGTAGTCCCTGAAGCTACCACTGAGAATGTTACTGCTGGTGCGGCTCCCGCTGCTTCTGGCTCTCAGACTATTGGTTACGCTGATATCAAAATCACCAAATCGAAAGTATCTCCGATTCTCTGGAATGGCGAAGAGCAGCTCAGTGTTGGTTCGAGTCTTAACACTATTATGGCTAATCAGTTTGCTCAGTCAATTCGGGCTTTGATTAACCTGGTTGAAGATGATCTTGCTGAGGTTGGGTATAAAAATGCTTCACGCGCTTATGGAACGGCTGCTACTACCCCGTTTGCTTCTGCCGGGGTGCTCAGCGATGTTGCTCAGACTCTTCGTATTCTTGAAGATAACGGCGCCCCGACTACTGATTTACATTTGGCTTTGAATAGTGCGGCCATCGCGAACCTGCGTGGTGTTCAGTCTGGATTGTTTGAAGTAAATCGGGCTGGCAATGATGAATTGTTACGCCGTGGTGTGCTTGGTGATTTGATGGGGATGGATATCCATAACAGTAATGGGATTAAAACCGCTGTTACAAAAGGGGGGGGTTCGGGTTATGTGACTAATCTTGGTGCTACTCTGCCTGTTGGCTCTACCAGTATTGTCATTGATACTGGTACCGGAACTATTTTAGCTGGTGATTTTGTTACTTTTGCCGGTGATCTCAATAAATACATGGTAAAGACTGGTGTGGCTGCTGCTGGAACTATCACTATTGCTAAGCCCGGGTTGAAACAAACTTTGGCTGATGGTGTAGCGTTAACCATCGGTGGTGATTCTACTAACAACTTGGGATTTGCTCGTTCAGCTCTTCACCTTGCTGCTCGTTCTCCTCAGATGCCTACCGATTTGAACGGTCGGCCGATTGATGCTGCTTCCGATGTGATTGTTATTACCGATCCTCTTTCCGGCATTAGTTTTCAGGTGGCCATGTATGCACAGTATCGTCAGTTGAAATACGAGGTTGGCTTAGCTTGGGGGACTGCGGTTATTAAGCCTGAGCATATAGTTGTTCTGCTTGGTTAGTATTTTCCAAAGTTAACCTGTCAACCTCAAGGTGGTAAAATGAAAAAATGGTGGTAGATATAAGCGATTCGGCTTTATTTGCCACCATTTTCTTTTGAGGAGAAAAGGAGAATGTTATGGCGTTACCAATAATCAAAATGTATCGTAATGATGAAGTTATTACCGTTGATTCTCGCGAGGAAAAAACGGTTCAGGATTTTATTGATATTGGTTTTTCTAAAGATAAACTGGTTGATGTAAAACCTAAGGTTGAGGTAGAACCAGTGATTGATGCAAAACCAGAGAAACCAAAAAAAACTAAGGTTGATTAATGTCATTAACCCTTGTTGATATTGCCGGGTCTGCGTTAGCTAATACTTATGTTTCGATTGATACGGCAAGCACATATTTTTCTGAACGATTGCACAATTCAACATGGTTGTCTGCGTCGTTGGAAGATCGCAAAGCTGCTCTTATCTGGGCAACCAGAGTGCTTGATTATTCTGTTGATTGGGTTGGTACTGCTATGGCGTCAACCCAGGCGCTGCGATGGCCTCGGTCTGGAGTGTATACCCCCGATTCGGGAACGGTCGATACGACTGCTATTCCTGATTTCGTGGTCTATGCTACCTGTGAGTTTGCGGCACAACTATTAGCAAGTGATAGGTTTGCCGATGCCGATACTAAAGGTTACCGGCAGATGAAAGTTGGGGATCTTTATCTTGAGATCGATAAATGGGATAGACCGCAGGTGTTGTCAAAAGCTGTGTGGTGGTATATCAGGGGGTATGGTGTGGCTATTTCAGGGCAGAAGCGTATTTTGGAGAGGTGCTGATGGCTGGTTCTTTGGCCAAAGCTTTTCAGGCAGCAGCAGCGGCAGCAGTAAACGCGGTGGGTGATTTAGCAACTAGCATTACTTATAATCAAAAAAGTGATGCAACGTATGATGCTTCTACTGGGATGCTTACGGGAACAACTGTCTCAGAGATTGTATCGGGAATAGTTGAATCGTATAGCGATAAAGCCATGAAT